GGCCAATGGCGTGAGTGCTGTGGCTTACGTTGGTCGCTTCAAGGGATATTTCGTAATCCCTGATGTCATGACCGCAACTGAGCGGGCCGATATGGCCGCGTATGTTGCGAATGCTCTCGACGTCACAGCCGTAAGGGCAGTGATCAAAGACCTGGACCCGCTCTACTGATCTAAGTAATACTAATCAGCCAGAAGGAATTCCATGTCCAAGACAGTACATACCTCGTTAGATGGATGCACTGTGTCGTCTCCAGCCCGTGGCCCCAAAAAGGCAACCAAGGTTGGTGAGCATAGGTCTGACAATAGTCGCGCTAGCGTAAGTGCTCGAGTCTTTAAGATCGAGCTTGACCTGCTACGTGCCCTGTGTGAAAACATAGGGAGCGTTCGAAGCTTAACCGTCTCACTATTAGCGCAAGCCGGTGAATGGGAGCAGCTGTTAGGTTTGTCTGTTAATCCTTTGCATTATGATGACCATCGGCTCTTTGCTGATGATTATCTGGTGACGAGTGTGCTTCAGAAGAACCCGCGGTTGCCCACAGGAATCGACAAAGCCGCTGTGGCTATCGGAAAGTTTCGTAGGGCCGAAGAAGTTTGTCGTGAGTCGAACCTTCGTCTTGCTGGATACTTTGAGGGCAACATACCGTTGCCCGCTGATGTCCGTCCCGCCGTTCATCACGCGCGGGAGATCATCAGAAGTATCCTCGGACCCTTAACACGGTCCGATCTGCATTATGCAGAATCCAAGATGAGGTTCGGCCCAGGATCGACAACTTCGGTGTCTGGGGTGGTGACTCAAGGCAAGAAATACTCGCGTCTTGAGATCGACGCTACCCCGAGACTAGTTAGTTTTCGAGCATTTTGCTTTCCGGTATATTGGAAGCAGCTGGTTAAGTCCATAAGACCTACCACATGTTCGAAGCTAACTACCGTTCCCAAAAACGCAAAGACTGATCGCGTGATCTGCATCGAACCCGACCTGAACATCTTTGGTCAGTTAGGGGTTGGTGCTTTGCTACGCGATAAGTTGAGCAAATTTGGCCTCGATCTAAATTCACAAGAACGGAACCAGAATCTCGCGAGAGATGCTGGGAAACTCGGCTTGTGTACTATGGATCTCTCTGCTGCTAGTGACACCATCTGCCGTGAGGTAGTGTGGGGTCTTTTGCCAGATCGTTGGTGTGAACTCCTTCATTACTTCCGGGTTGATAAAACTCGGATCGGTACGGAGGAAATCGCCCTTGAGAAATGGTCTAGCATGGGGAACGGCTACACTTTCGAACTAGAGACTTTATTGTTTCTGGGCGTGATCCTTGGCTGCTGTGAGGCAGCCGGTGTGGATTCCACGCACGTCTCCGTTTACGGAGACGACCTCATCTTCCCAGATGAGGTTCGAGAGCTAGTCGAGAGGACACTGACCTTCCTTGGGTTCAGTGTGAACGAGGAAAAGACCTTTGGCAAAGGTCGTTTCCACGAGAGTTGTGGCACAGACTGGTTCGATGGCGTGAACGTGAGACCTTTTTATCTGAGGTCTCAACATCATGATTTCGAATCGATCTGTTATCTCTACGCTAACAGCTGCCGTCACTGGGCTAGTCGTCGCAATGACGATGGCACTTGTGATAGTCGCTTGCTTCCGTTTTGGTTACGCTGCTTTAGGGCAGTTGAACCAGATAGGCGCCACCTTATCCCTCAGGGATTCGGTGACGTCGGTTTCGTTGTCGACTTCGACTTCGCGAAACCAACCCTCCATCGATCCTACAAGGATCGAGGATGGGGCGGATTTACCTTCCCTTACAGGTCGGTAAAAGCACAGAGAGCTGAAGTTTCCCATTTAGGCTGCCTCACGGCATGGTTGAATGGGAACGCGACGCAGTGGTCTCTCGGAAGAGAACCACTGCGCGGTCGCTTTAGCGCTGCGACTCTAGAGGTGGGCTACTCGTTAGAGTGGCCTAGTCTCGGACCCTGGGCGTAGCCCAGGGACTGACCCTCTTTAATTGAGGGTGGATGGGGAATCCCCA